CTGCCTCCGGTGTTCCTGCAGGATCTGACGCACGGGACGTTCTCGAATACCGAGCAACAGGATCTGCACTTCGTCAAGCACACGCTGACTCAGTGGGTCGAGGCGTGGGAGCAGGAACTGAACCTCAAGCTGTTTTCGGCTCGCAATCGGAAGAACTTCGTCGAGTTCAATGTCGACGGGCTGCTTCGCGGCGACTTCAAGACGCGGTTCGAGGGTTACGCGGCAGCGGTGCAGAACGGCATCAACACGCCGAACGAAATCCGTCGAATGGAAAACTGGCCGCAGTACGGGCCGGAGGCGAACCGCCTCTACGTGCAGGGCGCGACTGTGCCACTCGGAACGCAGGCGGTGGCGCCGGTTCCGACGGGCGATGCCGAGCCGACAGAACCCGAGGATGATGCCAATGGCGAAGCATGAGAAGCGCGGCGCCGCGCTTGGCGTCGAGGCGAGGGCGGAGACCGACAAGCGGACGCTGGTCGGCTACGCGGCCGTGTTCGGTTCGGTGGCCGATATCGGCGGCTACTTCAACGAGGTGATCGAGCGCGGTGCGTTCTCGAAGTCGATCGCCAGTGGCGATGTCCGCGCGCTGATCGACCATGACACCGGTCGCGTGATCGGCCGCACCAAGGCAGGCACGCTCCGCCTGGCGGAAGATGACCGCGGCCTGAAGGTCGAGATCGACGTCCCGGATACGACGGATGGCCGTGACCTCTGGACGCTCGTCGAGCGGGGCGACATCAGCGGAATGTCATTCCGGTTCACGGTGATGAAGCAGACCTGGGATGACACGGTCGACCCGCCGCTGCGGACCATCCACGAGCTGGAGTTCGACGAGGTCTCGGCTGTGGCTTTCCCGGCCTACGAGGACACTGAAATCGGCGTTCGTTCCCTGAACGAGCATCGTGCCGCGCGTGAAGCCGATCGCGGCGATGACACCCCGGCGATGAACCACGCGCCGGTCATCGGCGCAAAGCTCCGCATGCGGCACGCGCTGCGCGAGCGCACTCTGGCGAGGTAACGGGCTCCCCCGTACCCGCTTTGCCCTTCCTCGCCCTTGGGCAAGGCCCCCGGCCCGCCGTGACGGCGCGCCTGTCCCAAAGATGGAGCCCTTTCATGGCTACTCTGACCGAACTGCGCGAGAAGCAGGCGAAGATCCTCGCCGAGGCTCGTTCCAAGCTCGACGAGATCACCGACGAGACGACCGAGGCTCGCGCCAAGGAGATCGAGGCGGAATACGACGCCGCGATGGCCGACTACGACAAGTTCGAGGCCCGCGCCGCCCGCGAGGAAGCCCACGCCAAGCGTGAGGCCGACCTGAACGCCGCCGACGAGCGCCGCCCGATGGGCGAGGATCGCCGCGCCGAGTCCGGCAAGGACGACAAGCGCACCGACGAGCAGCGTGAGGCCGATGCCTTCCGCGCCTACCTGCGTTTCGGCCAGGGCGGTCTCACCACCGAGCAGCGTTCGGCTCTCCGCGCCTATCGCGACACCGAGAACCGTGCGCAGGCGACGAACAACAACGTCGCCGGCGGCTACCTCACCTACGGCACGTTCCTCTCCGAGCTGGTGAAGTCGCTGAAGGCCTGGGGGCCGATGATGGACCCGGGCGTGACGCGGATGATCCAGACCGCGACCGGCTCGTCTCTCACCATGCCGGCGATGGACGACACCGCCAACGAGGGCTCGCTGATCGCCGAGAACACGCAGGTTTCCACCTCGGAAGTCGCGTTCGGCACCCGCACGCTCGACGCCTACAAGTACACCTCCGGTGTCGTTCTCGTTTCGGACGAGCTGCTGCAGGATGCCATTCTGGACGTCGAGGCGATCATCCGCGACGCGATGTCGGAGCGTATCGGCCGCATCGGCAACAAGCACCTCACGATCGGCGACGGCGCCTCCAAGCCGCGCGGCATCGTGACGGCGGCGGGCACCGCGGCTGCGGCTGCGGCTTCGGCCATCTCGTTTGACGACATGATCAACCTCGAGCACTCGGTCGACCCGGCCTATCGGAACGACCCGAGCGTCCGCTGGATGTTCAACGACGGCACGCTGAAGGCGCTGCGCAAGCTGAAGGACGGCGAGGGCAACTACATCTGGCAGCCCGCCGACGTCCGTGGCGGCGCCCCGGCGACGATCCTGGGCTATGGCTACGCCATCAACCAGGCGATGGCCGGCATCGGTTCGACCAATCGCTCCGTCCTGTTCGGTGCGATGAACCGCTACATGGTCCGCATGGTCGCCGAGTTCGCCGTGAAGCGCCTCGTCGAGCGCTACGCGGACTACGGCCAGGTCGGCTTCATCGGCTTCACCCGCCTCGACGGTGAACTGCTCGACGCCGGCGCCGTGAAGGCGCTCCTGCACTGATGAACGTCAGGCTCACGACCGACCTCGTCGGCAGCGGCTTCGCGCTGTCTGCCGGCGAGGTCATCGATCGAGACGAACTGCTCCGGCTGATTGGCGACGGCGTCGATCGCGTCAGCGTGCCGGTGCGGGACGTGCCGACCGAGATCGCCGTCAAGCCCGCGCCAGCCGAAACGGCGGCCCGGCGCATCCCTCACCGGCGCAAGTAGCGCCGCCCCCGCATCCCGATCTGGAGTGGCACCCATGCCGTCTCGTGACATTCACAACAACCTGCACTTCGTGCCGCTGATCGCTCCGATCGCGGCGCGCACCAACAACACCGCCATCGTCTCGTCCATCATCGATACCGCGGGGTACGAATCCTGCGAATTGGTGATCGTGACCGGCACGAATACCGACACCGACGTGACGTTCGCGGTGCTCGTCGAGGACGGTGACAACTCGGGTCTGAGCGACAATGTCGCCGTGGCCGATGCCTATCTCGTCGGCACCGAGGCCCTGGCCGGCTTCGCCGCGGCTGACGACGTCGAATGCCGGAAGATCGGATACGTCGGGATGAAGCGCTACGTCCGCATGACGGTGACCCCGAGCGGCAACGACAGTGGCAACATCTTCATCGCCGGTGTCGCCGTTCTCGGCAATCCGGCCTCCGCCCCGACGGCGAACCCGCCGCAGTGATGACCGTGCGGGCGGGCTAGTCCCGTCCGCGGCATCCCCGTTCGCAGGAGAACAGCATCATGAGCGAATACAGCGCTCGAAACTATCACTCGCCCGGCGCCACCGAGTGGGTCGTCCGTGGCACGCTGAAGATGGACGGGGGCGTGCTCGTACCCTCGTCCGGAACGCAGGCGGCGCCGCTCGCGGACGTCGTCGTGTCCGGCACCTACGCCACCGACGACGACGGCATCGCGACCGCGATCAACGGCATCCTCGCCGCGCTTCGTGGTGTCGGCATCATCGCCACCGCGTAACCGCCAGCACTGAGGTCGGATCATGGCTGACACGTTCTCGACGTTCACGACCGGCCTCAACTCCCCGGCGGAGAACGCTGCGGTCGTCTCGAAAAGCGATGATACCCCGCTTGCCGTGACGTCTCGCGCGCTCTGGATCGGGGAAACCGGCGACCTTACCGTCATCATGAATGGCGGCCAGACGGTCACGTTCCTCGACGTGCCGGTCGGCTGGTACCCGATCCGGGTGACGCACGTGAAGACCGCGACCACGGCTTCCAGCATCATCGCGGTCTGGTGACGTCCGATGCCCCCGAGCTTCACCGTCACGACGCCGGCGCCTGATCGCGCGCTGGTTTCAGTGGACGAGGCGAAAGCCGCGCTCGGTATCTCCGGGAACACGAGCGACAGCGCCGTGACTGCGCTCGCACTGCGGGTGTCGGACATGATCTCGCGCTGGTGCGGTGTGGCCGCTGCCGGCGTGACGGTCCCGAGCCTTCGGGCGGAGACCCTGACGCAGACATTCCGGCCGGACTGCCGCAGCAGCACCCTCGTTCTCGCCCGGCGCTTTGCTGCTTCGGTCACGAGTATCGTCGAGGCTGGCGCGACGCTGGTAACCGGCGACTACGAGCTTGACGGGTTCAACGGGCTCCTCAACCGCATCGACGGCGACACCTACCGTCGCTGGGGTTCGGGGAAGGTCGTCGTCGTGTTTGTGGCCGGCTTCAACACGGTGCCGGAGGATCTGAAGATGGCCTGCCTCACGGCCATCCGTGAGCAGTGGTCGTCGCAGGATCGCGACCCGCTGATGAAGCGGGAGCGGGTCGACGGCGTCGCCGAGCACGAGTTCTGGGTCGGTGGGCTATCCAAGGCCGGCATGGGCCCGTTCTCGGCGGAAGTCACCGAAATGCTGGCGCCATATCGGTCCGTGGCGTTTGCCTGATGGACCCGGATAAGGCGCTCGCCACCTACCGCCGGCTCGTCATGGCGGGGGGCGAACTCGTCACGATCAAACGGAAGCAGCCTGCGGCGCCCCCACCGGGCGACGATGAAGAACCGGAACCCGATCCCGAGGAGCCGGTCATCCCGACGGAGGTCACCGTCCGCGCCCGCGTCATCGACGCTTCGAGCGACGAGATGGACGACGGTTCACAGCAGGGCCGCCGCAAGGTCATCGTGCTCGCCGAGGACATCCCGAGCAACTTCCTCCCCCTGCGGGAGAAGGGCGCCGATAAGGTCGTCCTGCGCGGCGCGCTCTGCACGATCGAGTTCGTGGACGACAGCACGCGGCGGATCGGCGGCGTTCTGATCGCCTACGAACTGCACGTTTCCGGCGGCCGTTGATGGCCGTCTCGACCCGGATCGAGAGCATCGACCGCGACATCGAACTGATCCTCGCCGAGGATCTGTCTCCGATGGCGGTGAGCGCCGCGATAGCGGATGCAGCCCGCCTCGCCATCAACGAGGCTGAGGACATCAACACTAGGGCGCTCGGCCGGACGCCGGTGAAGCGCGTCTACGTCGATGGCCGGCTCGGGGCGGCGCTGGAGACAGTCTCGCCCCGCGGCACCATCCTCGCCGAGTTCGACCTGATGGAGGACTCGATCCGCTGGATCGGTCAGCAACTGGTGCAGCACTCGCCGGTTCTGACTGGCGCCTATGCCCGGACGCACTTCCTGCTCGTCGATGGGGTGGAGATCGACCCGGAGACGCCGATCCCGGCGACCTTCGACGAGATAGTCTTCATCAACGCGCAGCCCTATGCGCGGAAGATTGAGCGTGGCCTGTCCGATCAGGCGCCCGATGGCGTCTACGAGGGCGTCGCAGCAATCGCAGCCAAGCGGCTCGGTGCGTTCGCAAAAGTCCGATTTGGCTACCGCTCGGCGAACTTCGGTGGCGTCAGCCAGTGGGCCGGTGGGACGAAAGCCAAGACGCGCGAGAAGGGCGTCAAGCGGACTGACCGCCTGACCCGCCAGCCGGCGATCATCATCACGAGGCATCGGTGATCTCATGGTGATGAAAGCCGTCCGCGATGCCGTCGAGACGATGCTCGCGGAACAGGACGACATTCCCCCGATCGTCTCGACGTGGCCGACCGGCTCGGTGCCGGCCGACGGGTCGACCTACCTGCGGGTGACGTACCCGGTTTCCAACTCGGAACAGCAGACGTTCGGCGCGCCGGGCGCGAATGTCTGGCGCGAGATCGGCACCATCCGCATTCAGGTCTGCGGCGAGAGTGGAACTGATCTCGATACCGCGCTGGAGCTTGCAGACGATATCGCCGCGATCTTTCGCGGAAAGACCTTCGGCGGCGTGACAATTTGGGCGCCGACTTCGCCCGTCATCAACGAGCGCAATCATCAAGGCGCTTACGAAAGCGTCTCAATTTCTGTCCCGTACTGGTTCGACTACTTCGGCTGACCTCTACGCCGTCGTCAGCCCACTGAACCTCGCCCTTCGGCAAGGCGACCTGGCCCGTCGTGAGACGCGCCCGTCCCACCTGATGGAGCCCTTTCATGGCTACTGGAACCGCCGACGGCACCCGCATTGCGCGTATCGCCGAGTCCACCTACGGCACCACCCCGACGACGCCGACCTTCCTCGTCTCGCGAGTGACGAACGCCGGGCTCGGCACGAACAAGCTGACCGGGACCTCGCAGGAACTGCGAGCCGACGGCAACGTCCCGGACGAATTCCAGCTCGGGCAGGACGTCGAGGGTCCGTACAACTTCGAGTTCAGCTATGGCTCGTTTGACGTGGAACTCGAAGCGGCCCTCGGCGGGACGTGGAGCACGAACGTCCTGAAGAACGGGATGACGATCCGGTCCTTCACCTATGAGGAAACCGTCGAACTCGGCACGACGGATGCCTTCTCCCGGTTCACCGGCTGCATGGTCGACAGCTTCTCGCTCGATATCGCGGCCCGGCAGGCTATCACCGGCTCGTTCGGGCTGATCGGCCAGAAGGAGACGCAGGCGACGTCGATCGTTACCAGCGCGACCTACACGGCCCCGAACGTCAAGGCGATCATGACCGCGGCAGCGTCCGTCGGTTCGCTGACGGTGGGCTCGATTGACCCGGCACCGAAGGTGAGCCGGCTGCAGTTCCAGATCAATCGCAATGTCCGCCGGCGCCCGGTCGTGGACTCTCTCTACACGACCGAGCCCGGCCTCGGCCGCTGCGACATCACCGGCAATCTGGAGTGCTACTTCGAGAACAACGCCCTGATGGCGGCTGTACTGGCGCACGAGAGCGCCGCGATCGAAGTCACGATCGGCACGGTGACGAGTGAGAAGTACACCATCGAGATCCCGGTCGCGAAGTTCGGCTCCGGCCGTCGCGTCATCGGCGGCCTGGGCTCCGACGTCATGGTCAATATCCCGTTCCGGGCGCTGTACAGCGGCGATGACTCGGCCTCGATCGTGATCACCCGCGCGGTGTCGTGATGAGCAAGGCGGGCGCCATGCGCTCGGTCCGCATCGTCGAGACGTTCACCGGCGGCCCGGACGGCCGGCAGCCTTTCACCGCAGGCCAGACGGTCAATCTCCCCGAAGCAGAGGCCGCGCTCTACGTCGCGAAGGGCCACGCGGTCGACGCATCCCCCAAGCCTGCCGTATCGGCGGGCGCGAAGAAGGACATTACCCCGTGAAGCTGTCCTCGCTGAAGATCGACGCCGCGAAGCTCGAAAAGGGAGACTGGGTCGCCGATATCCCCGGCCTCGGCGATATCGAGCTGAAGGTGCGCGGGCTCGGCAACGCCGATCATCGGAAGCGTCAGACGGAACTCGTCACGGCCTTGCCGCGTCACAAGCGCAAGGACGTCGCCGAGATGGACAGCATCGACGTTCGGCTGCTCGTCGAAACCGTGCTGCTGGACTGGCGGAACGTCTCCGACGATGCCGGTGAGCCGGTCGCATTCTCGGCCGAGGCAGCCACGTCGATCCTCTCCGACCCGGAGCTCGTCGCGTTCCGGCAGGGAGTGATCTGGGCGGCCACGACGGTTGCCGATCGCGACGCGGGCAACCTCGCGGACGACCTGGGAAACTAACCGCCTCGCTCCGCTGGGAACTCGGCTGGGGCGAGCGGGCTGAGTTTCTGGAGGGGCTGGCCGAGGAAGGCCAGGACATCCCTGCACTGAACGCGCGGCCTGATCTGCACGGCCACCTGACGTCTGTCTGGCGGGCGTTCTGGGAACTCGGCACCGACCGGTCGATAGGGTTCAGCGGCGCGGGGCCGATCCCGTTCACAGCGATCCATGCCTACGCCGTCCGCTACGACATCACCGATCTCGACGACTTCGACCGGTTCCTCGCGCTGATCCGCGCGATGGAGGCCGTGCGAGCCGAGATCATGGAACAGCGCCGCAAGGCAGACGAGGCGGGGAGGAAGGGCTGATGGCGACATCGCTCAACACCATCCGCACCGTTACCGTGCGCGGCGTCTCCGACGGGCTGGAGAGGGTCAAGGCAGACCTTCAGGGCGTCGCCCAGGCGCAGCAGGCGGTCGCCACGACCGGCGGTCAGATGGCGACCGTGACGGACAGCCAGACCCGCAAAATCCTGTCCGTCGCGGATGCTGTCGAACGCAACCGGCGCTCTCTCGATGCTTCTGTGCGGGCGATGGAGCAGTATACGCGGACGCAGCGCGCTCTCGATGCCGGCATCGCCCAGGGCCTGCCGAATATGCAGCGCCTGATCGAACTGAACCGGCAGCGCCTGACATCAGCCGGGTCGCCTTCGTCGAGCGTTGATCAGAGTGGGATCAACAGGCTCCTCGGGGTCACGGACTCTGTGCGGTCCGCGGCGCGGGACTCTGCCGCAGTCTTCGACACTGAACTGAAGCGAATGGAGGATATCGCGCGCGTCCGCGCTGGCCAGATCGGCGAGACGTTCCATTCTGAACTCAACCGCCGCATGGGCATCGGCGGCGCGGCCGCCACCTCGCGGGGTGCCACGTATTCAGCACTTGAGGCAGAGGTCGCCCGTCAGGACGAGATCGCCAAGGCGAGGGCCGCGCAGCACGCGGCTACGTCGCAGCAGGCGATGGCCGATAGATTTGGTTACGGGCGCGGGGCTGGAACGGCGAGCGCGTCGGCGGCCGTGTTTGAGGAAGGCCGCCGC